GCAAATTGCTGCATTGTTAGATTGAAAAAGACCTGCGTACGCGGAAAGCGGTGCGAACGCACTCAGCCCCCCTGCTAGACAGAAATCACCCTGAAACGGGTCATTTGGATGGGCGATTGGATCATAACCGCCATCTGGTTCTCCTGGTTTGTTGTATGTGTGATGATTATGACGATGCCATTTGTTGTGAAAACGATTACTCAATTAATACCTCCTTCAAGCCACTCTTTCGAGGAACATTACTTAATGTTACTATTTTAGATGGTCATTAAATATTTATACAACTGAGGTCAAATTATGAGTCTTCTCGCCAATATAATCGTCCGTTAGATCCTAGACCGAATCTAACTGTTATTAGTTTACCGTTTATAGGTAGCTGTTTACTTTTATCACTCCACTGAATAGTTGGTTTAAAAGCGTTAATCAATCTTCGTATCATCTTTTAACTTCCATAGTACTATTCCATCCTCACGTAAACCGAATTTAATACTACGTACACCATTAGTAGTATATATATTCATCGGAGATTTGCTCCATTCTACTGACGGTGCTGTCACCTTGAATTTTAGTTGATTTTAAATTCTTCTTTTTTAGCATCCGTCGCAAGAAACCATATCCAGCCAATAAAGAGGGCAGTTGCAATCCACCTCAGAAACCAGCGGATTACAACCCACCACAAATATATTCTTGTAGCTTTTTGTAGAGTTAACCATTCTTTAATTTTTTTGTATATATTCATTAATCTCTTATCATATCCAATATAGTCTCTTGACAAGCATATAATTTATCAAAACAACGATTAATTGCATCAGCAGTTACTATTTCATTTATACCAACATATATTTGATTTTTTGTGTACGGTAGTAATTTATATTCCTGTGGTGTAAACGTTCTAACAGTTGGTACTGGTATATCATTTATAACATCGTATGTAAACCGTCCAATAATAGATCGTCTAAATACCTCTAAGTTATCCCAGTATCTTGCAAAACTACGATTTATTACCCAATCTTGATTATACTCATTTGGCTCTATATGAATAGAAGACATCGGCCACAAACTGGTTACATCAGTTCTCAAGTTGATAATATCGAGCTTATCCACATACTTAACGATAGCATTAGTTGACACAATGTAAAGATTTCTATTTAAGTCGTGATAGCAACTCTTATAATCACCGCCATATTCGGTCGCAAATATACCAATAATTACACCATCAAACGTAACTTTTAATATACTTTGATCTGTGCATAGATATAAAAATCCACCATCTCTACAAATAGTAAGTCTCTTTGCTGTCTCGTTCTCTAGCTGTGGCAACTTGAATCCATCGATATAGTTAAAACTACTGTCGAATTTGTATATACCTGTCTGTGTTAATACATAAATGTTGTTGTCGACATCCAATGCAGTACTAATAGGCTTATTCTTACTATTAAATATGTCTGATTTAAAAGTGCCTAGCCAAGTACCTGTTCTTGCATATTTCTTAATACATAGATTATTGTAATCTGTTACCCATATCTGATTTTTGTCAGTAACTAATAAATCTGTAGGATCATAAAACTTATTTTTAGAATTAGCACCGCCAAGGCCGCCCCACGAGTACATCAATCTCCATCTATCTAGTTCAAAATCATAATTAAAAACAAGCACCCGATACTTACCGGAGTCTAAAATATATATTCTCTGATCAGTGTCAAAATCTGCATCCAAATCAATTGCTTGTACATTGATAAAATCATCACCTATACCTTTGAATGTTCGTTCCGCTATTTCCGTGGCAAACATATCCGAGGATAATATTTTAACACTTGTTTTATTCGAGACGAAATGAATATTATCTCCTATGCCGTTTACACTTCGAACAACACAATCAGTCAAGTTGTTAAAATACCCAGATTCTGCTTGCAGAGGTAAATCATAACCAAGATTAATTCCTGGCTGATCAACACGCCAATGGAAGAATCCAGAAACACCATCATACATGGTACCAAGCCATCCATAATACGTTGTAGGAGGTGCATCATACAGTTTTGATTTATCCGATAAATAGGTAACATTCTCTTCAAGATTATTAAACGACTTATTTATATTCCAGTCAGTTATCCATTCATTCGCCGGCACTCTACATTGATCAATACGATTCGGTAACACAAGTCTGGAGGCTTCGTATACTCGCTCAATATTCGGATCAAATAATTCAAACTGATTTACAACATTTACAACATTATTAAACACTACAGTCTCATCTGAAGATAATCCATATCCTGTGTATGTAGTTTTTAAAGATATATCATAATCCCCGGGATTTGTAAACACTGTTATGTATGGGCTCTTAGTAGATGATATCCATGTATTTCCTCTATCTGTCCATGTATATTTCTGTATAAGATTAAACACCGGAAGAACATTCTCAAACGCAACCAGTTCACCGGTAACAGTATATAAGTTAGAAGTGTATATTGCCGGCTTTAATGGGTAGGCTGTTGCAGTTGAATATGTAGTACTAAGATTGATTGGCTGTATACACCAAGCTGAAAACGGTGCAGTTAGATCGACCGGTGATATTAATGCAATTACATTTGACTCAATATTAAACACTGTTGGAGAGTACTGACTTACTGTTTCTAATCTTTCACCTTCGCTGCTTACAGTAAAAGAAATAGTTTTCGGTAGTATAGCTGTTGTATATGTTTCACTCCATTGATATGTACTTACTCCCCATGTTGATGTTAGTGCCTGATTTATTTCGATTGGAACAGAAACAGAAAATACCGGGCCAATATCTAACACTAAATTATGTGCATTAACACCAAATGGATTATATGATATAACTGTATTCGAAGTTGATAGATAATCAAACATACTAACCATCTTTATAGGCTGCTTAACGTTTGATTTATCAATATCAGTTGTAGTAAAATTCTTATATAATACAGGCAGTCCAGTTGTATCATCGTAATGATAATTAGGCATATCTATGGGTAGATCGGGATTAACAAGTTTACATGATACACTATGTGTTTCAGTTGCAGATGTCGATTGTACGGCTACGCTTACTAGGTTTGATGTTTCTCCGAACGGATATGGTGTAACATCTTCCACATACCATATGTATGATGCGTCAGTCTCTGGATGTGCACTAAGTGTAAATATTTCTGTGTGGCAATAACCCCACGCACACGGTCCAGGTGTAATACTCTGATTGCATAAAACTGGTACAAAAGTTTCTGATACATCATCCCATTTATATTCTGGATAAATTGCAAAATCTACTGCTGGAAAATCTGAGAGTATGTTTATAGTTTTTGTATCACCTACCTTTGTTATTGGTGTAGGCCATGTGGATGCAGATATACTATCGCCGCATATTTGAATTGTGTATGTTGAATATCCATTTGGCACTTCATGGGTAAAACTAGTAAACCCAACAGGCTGTGCAGATACATCTCCATTACTAAAAACAAATTTTAAATTTCCTGTAGCGTCAGTTGGTGCTGTTGTATGATTATGAATTGTTATTACCCACGGAAATACTAATTCATTTTGATCTCTGTATAGAATATGTGTTGAGCTAAGTTCGTTATTAACACTGAATGCAGGGTAAAATAGAGAATCACTGACCCACTCACTAACATCAAAAATAATATCATAATCGAGTATTAATGAAGAGTCAACAGACTCTACGGCAGATACTGTAATTTGATATGTACTTAATTGTGGTGTAGTTGATACAGTTGATGTTGTTACTTCCAGTCTTAGTGGATCTATATTATATGCTGTGTCTGTGCTAATCGGTCCAACTTCCGGCACAAATGTATAAATAGTATCATACCATCGATTGTATGCAACGAGCCCTCCATAGATAGATTTGTTACCATACATTAATAATTGATCATCGTATAAATTGAACGCTTGATCAATACCATCGATTGTACTAACACCGTAAACGTTTAGCGTCAAATATGTTGTAGGTACTAATTCACCCGTTTTTATTACTGTTGCAGATAATTGCGTTGCACCGGATAGATACAGAAAAGGTCTAAATGGTATATTATTAGTCCATGTGATACCGTCGCTACCGCTAACAGTTATATCATATGTCCCTGACCAGTTCTTTGAAGATACAAATACATATTGAGAATCACCATACGGTAAGGAAGGACCATATCCATCAGACTCAATTGTAAAATTAGGATCACCCGGACTTGATATCAATACATTTTGAGTGTTGTATGGGTATACTTTCCATCTTAATCTAAAATCAGGAGGAAATTCTCTTGTTGTATTATCATAGTATGCAGACAAATAAATAGTATTAACTGTTCTCGACTCAATGTTATATTTTGCATGAGAATTAGCAATGAATAATAGCGATCCTGGAGACCGATATGTTATTAGAATGTCATTATCCGATACTGTTGGCGTGATTGTGTAATAAGTTAATTCAGTTTCGGATGTAGTAAAGAACGCACTTGTTGATGTTAGTGTAGTATCTAGTGTTAGTCTATTACCTAGACTGTATGGGGTTGAAAATATTTCTGCATTTAAATTTGTTGTAGGTATTGCATCCCATCGTATGTAGCTGCCTGATAGTGGATAGTAATCACCGCTTATAGTAGACCAATATGAAGTAACACCTATAGAATTAGATGTTTCCGTTCCAGGTATTGTAGTAACTATGAGCTGTAATGGTGTGTATGCAAAAGAGCTAGCTGCTAGTAACGCTTCCTCTGTAAGTGTTTCTGATTCAAGTTGATCACCAGATGCATAGATATAAAAACTTTGATTAGATTTTGCTGTTAGTGATATAAAATAAGTACCTGTTGATCTTACATATGTTGCAGCAATATATCCTGCGGAGAATCCAGAAGTAAGCGTATCGAGAGTTATTGCACCTGTCGCATAATCGATCGTTCCTGATGCACCCGGTACATTGAGTGATTGTAATTCACCGTATGTAGGTCCTTCATCAAAAACAAAAGTATGCTCTCCGAGGTATATGTAACTTATTGGTTCTGGGTTCCCGGAGATAACTGAACCAATAGCAGATACAGAAACAGTTCCTTCCTTTAATCTACTATAAGTAGTAGCTATGGAATCAGTCGTAGGATATCCACTATTTAACTGTGTTATCGTTAGAAGATAATCGTCAATTTCAGTACTAGTTAAAGCGAAAGGAGTATTCCAATCAAATGTAGAGTCTGAATCTTTAAAAGAGGTATCAAAAAAATTGAAAGCCGTGGTATACGAGCCAAATGTCGGTGAGTATAATACATTCCAGACAATTATATCGTCCGCAAACAGACCGTTTGCAGATAGATTCAAAATCATATCATTAACATATGTGTTATTATATTTCACAATTTATTCCCAAACAATTGTATATAGCTCAGTATGTAAAGGAGCTATCTTCTTTACTGTATCTTTAATAATGTCCTCAATAACCCATCTTAGAGATTGATCTTGAATATTTAACCCTGTGAGCTTTATCTTATAGTATTGTGATTTCTTTCCTGGTAATTTATATTTAAAAAATCGCTCAATTTCTTCCAAATACGACTGCAAACCAGTGGGCATATTCCAAGCAATATCTCTGTAGTCATATTTTAACAAAAAGATATGCGTTAAATCTGAAACAGTTAATGGATAATTATAGATCCGAAAATCATCAATACCTCCTGTAAAATGTAGTTTATCATAAAATAACTCTGTACCAAGTGAGTTTATAGCGCCTGCATCTGCGCCAATGAAAATATTATTTTCATAGTTATAATACATATACGTTGACGGTGAGATAGTAATCGAATCGCGTAAAACAGTATCTATAAAATATTTGAACTTTCCTGTTTTAAACTCGTACGTCATCGCAAAGTGATGCCAATCATTATTATTTAATGAGCATGCCGGAAAGGCTAATGTTTTTTCTCCGCAGACTGGAATTTTCAAAGTACCAAAAAAGGCTTTTGTTTGTATGGCTGGAATACCATCTATTGGTATATAGTTATATTTTCTGTTCCAGTCATAATTAGTATAATTCCTATTATACGGTGCTATATTAAATATGCTTGTGTTCTTTACTTTTTTAAGGGCTAAATCGGTATTATATTTGTGTATTTTTTGGCCTTGCTCTGATAAAAACCATATATAATCTTCGTAGTCCTCAATAGTATTATTATATTCGTTTGTTAAGCTTATATTACTTAATGGATATTCTACATCCAGATGACCTGATAGCGCAACACCCATTTACAACTTTAAACCAATTATTTGAATAATCAACAACCCAGTAGTTATTGCTCTTATCACAAGCAATACTCTGAATATCAACACCTGTTAGCTGTGGTACTGTATAGCTGCTATAACTCCACAGTCCACTAAGAACTGCATATACAGCTGTATTATTGTTATCATAGAAAACATCCTGACATTTAAATGCATATGGTTGACCATTTAAGTCTACAGCTAGTTTATTAAACGATTCACCAGAAGGATAAATATACTCTGTTAGTTCTTCATAAGCAACATCCCCGGGCTTTTTCCACTTTAAAACACAATAACCGTTGGTTGAATTATTATAATGTCTTACAAGAAGTGGGTGCACTCCTTCTGTTAGATTTATTCCACATAGAACACCCCCTTGAGTAACAAATGCACTATATGCGCTTGGTCCAATATAAGCAATTGCTTTATCATCTGCTTGCAGAAAAAAGTTATATAATCCATCTGCTGGTACGTGTAATTCTGCAGACCATATAGATGCATAAAATTGCTTATTAAGACCAGGTACGAATGGATAACTTACGTTATTTCTGGAGTAGCTAGTGGTATTGATATTATCATACAGACGGCCAAATACATATTTTGATTCGTCTGGAAATAAGGATGATGCAGTAGGTTGATAAATTTTTACTGCAACGCCTTTTCGACGCCCTGTAAAATTCCCGAGAGTATCAAATGATGATATATTATTTGTGCTTGAGTCTAAGACCCACACATTACTTTTATGATCTAGTTTTATATCTGATAGATTAACATCAGGTGAAAATTCAACAAACGGATCGATATTACTATCTTTATCTATTTTATATAAATGTTTCTTTCCATTATATAGTCCGTTATCTATAACCCATACATATAAGTCCTTATCAATTGCACAATTAATTGCATTTGAAGTACCGGGCAGTGTTAGTGTGTATAATGCTTTGAGATCAGCGTTACAGTCTAATAATACACCTGCGCTGCTAAAAACTGTAATTGTTGGATTATAGAACCCATTATTATAATAGAAGCTCCATCCACCGATAATCATGACTGATAAGCGACCGACCCTTTACTCTACTCCAATCTACTGCTTTTGCCCAGAATGCAATAGTCATATCTGTGCTTATATCAAAAGAAGGGTTAAATAGAACTTCCACTTCTTGATTTGTTTCCACGAATAGTGATGTATCTTTAATACGTGTTTTATTTACACTAGTAGGATATGTCATTTTAGAAGTATCGCCTTGTGTAATAATTGTATTCTTAAATGAAGATTTATCGGTTATAGGTAACTCCCAGTCGTCAATGTGAACTCTAAGACCACTCATAGATCCGCTTAGTGATGTTACAATCCCCTTGTTAAAATTGTTTCCCATGTGGTGATATCTATACCATACACCTGGCATTAGTAACATCGTCGACGGTGTATCATACACTGCGGATGCACTCTTTACAAATAAAGCTGTATTTGAATCAATATACCCTGGATCATAGAAGCGATCTATCCAAATTGCTGATGATGCCCCTTGTAGCGAATTACCAGATAGCCATGAACATAGCCATGTGCCGTGCTGAGGGGTAGATGAGTCACCCCACCAGGTATTCTTTTTATAGTCTGCTACCTTCTGCCATATCTTATCTGATCTAAACGGAATTTCACCTGGTGTTGCTCCGCATTCTACAAGCCCCGATGCTGATAAAGGAACTATATTTGCTGAATTGGGATAATGAAAGTATGTGGTTTTATCTGTAGTAAATATTTGTTCAGCAGTATCTGACTCGAAACCGAGAAATGGTGTTAAATGTCCAAATTCTTGATTTGATCCAGTAAAGATTTGTTCATACTCTCTTAAATAAACTGAGCTAGGCTGTAATATCATTTATTTTAACTTCCCGAATGTTCGTAAATAATTTTCATATTCTGGTGTTAGATAGTTTTTCAGATTGGCAACATTCACTTGCATATCCCCCGTCTTTGTCTGGTTGTTCATAGTGATGTGCATCTTGTAAGGTAAATCAACTAATCTATTAATATTTAGTCCAGAGATACAATGCGTACTTAGTAGCTCCACATTCTTATTATTCTCTATATTTTCAACTGTATTATAATATTTAACCCATGTATGATCGCGTTGCATACCAGTTAAGGTATATATCATATCATAACTTGATGCGTTAATTAAGAACGGATTATTTGTTGTATAGTCATCATCCTCAACGACACCAATAGCTCTGACTGCTGAAGAAATGGGGGAGTAACTCCAATATCGTTCAATAACTACAGGACCTACATCATATGGATTATTTATAACTGTTGATATTTGAAGTAGTTCTCCGTATCTTAATATAGTAAACCGTTGTGTATCAAGATCATCTAACCCCGCAGGAGGTTCGGTTGTTAGCCCGTACGGGAGATACCGATCCACTGTAATATACCTGTTATCTCCGTTAACAAAAGAATAGGTATTATCAATATTATAGACTATTCGATAGAATGATGCACTAGTAGCAGATACACCAGTTGCAAATAGTTCATTATTAATGTTATCAATATACGAACCACCTATCTGAAGAAATGCATATGAGCCAAAATATTCATCCGGATATGGTATCTCAGAAAATGCATCAAAATATGATAGTGCTGATGTAAGATACAAAATAGAACTATTATTGATGTCAACGTCTCTTGTTTTTTCAAAAATTGGATGATGAAATAACCTGTAACCGTCTTTCCATTGTATCAATACTGGTTGTAGACTTGTATTTACATCATACGGATACGATGCTGAAAGTGGATACCAATTTGCGGCACTAATTGGGATTTGCATTATTTCTCTCCTGATAGTACAACTGTATACATACTATTTAATTCTTCACCTTCAAGAATATAAACTACATCATTATTTGAATTTTGATATCTACTTTTAATTAAATGTCTAGGCTCTATTACATCATATGGGTATATTATTGGTCCAACACTTTGCCCTATACAAATACTTGCAGAGTTTGTATTACACGCATATACTGATAGAGTAACACTAAATGTTGCAGGTATTACATTTGTATTTGTAAATGTGTGCGATATTAAATAATTTCTCGGATCATTTGGGTCATATGGAAACGCACTAACACTCGTTAATACTTGATTTAAATTACTAGCAGTTGGATATGGAAAACGACTAATGCTTTCTGTAGGTGTACCATCACCCCAATCCCAATCGAGCCTGCAGATTGGAAACGATCCTGGAGTAACACATGATGCTAAGAAATTAATAGTATGTGGACTTACTCCACTCAGCGGCGATCTTATTTCAAAGCAACAATCTGGATAAATTTCTGCAACATACACATAAAATGGTTGTATCGATTCATTAACATATCTAGCACAGCAATCAGGAGTGGAAGTGTTACTTGCTTGTACACAAAGCGTTACATCATACGTTCCTGGCATAGTATATGTATGAACAACTGAATGGTTTGTTTGATTTGTCTTCCAGCAGCCTCTGTCAAAATTTCCTCTTGTTATAATATCGGCTGTAACTAATTGAGTCATACTGTGCTCGTTATAGTAATCACCGAAGTCCCAATGATATGAACTAATAGGGAATGTGTGTGGCTCAGATGAATCAGTAAACCATACAGTAAGATTAGGAGCATACCCTGAAACAAAATCTCTATCTGTTGTTGGTAACTGGACAGGGGGCTGTGCGTCAGTTAATAGAGTATTTATATCCACGATATTTGTTTCATCACTGTACGTGGATGAAACTGTAAACGCGCTAGTTGCCCAGAAGTTTGCAAATGGTTCGAATTCTCTTACACATAAAAACTGAGTAAATGTTTGCTGGCGTCCACTAGCATCACCACTATGAGTGTTTGATGTACTTGCCGTTACGAAAAGTGATACTGCATAATATCCGTACCGCCAGAAGTTGTATGTTGCAATATTTGATAGTCCGCCTCTTATGATAGAATTAATTGTATCCGCTGGTAATCTTGTTGCGTCAGTTGTACTCCATGACCATGTAGTCATATATGAGAATACTGTACTATCAATAGGATCCCAGTTTTGAAGAGCCGACATATAGACATTACTTGTACATATTCCCATTGACCAAGTCTCTATTGGGTATGTTCTAGCAATTGTTCTGTCCCAGAAATCTGCACTTAATGGATCAGTTCCGTATGCTATATTAAATTGTTCGTATGGATTGTCGTTTACATACCCAACACTCTTTTTGAAACGAATAGGTGGCTTAAATGATAATGGGCAATCAAACCATTCAATTCTTGTTGCAGATACTTCATACGGCTCTACCCATAATCGTGCCTCCGGCCATCTTTCCATTATTGTAGAGCTTGTAATATTACTTGTTGTAGAAATAGACTGAAGGGTATACGGATCTATATTAGATGTTATTACAACTCTTGATTCAAAATTACCACTTACCAGTCTACTATCTGTTGTTCTTGTTTGGGGTAATCCTACTTTTGTTGTATCATGATATGTTTTAGCTGGGTTTGTTATCACATCGGTTATGTATGTACCGTCTAGATCATAGCTTTGATTTACTTTATGAAGCTCAGTTACTATGTTCGGTATTAGATTACCATAATCACTCTTGTGATCGTCCATATAAAAATTCCATCCTGTCATAATAAATGATCCAGGATTAGTATGTCCTGAGAGAGTTATAAATAAATCATCATACGCAGACACTGATGTTTGTTGATTATTAAATATTTCTTCATTCCACATATATGGTTCGGTTTCTTCTAGTGGTGATGATTGTCTTCCTTGTGAAATAATTAATGAGCAGTCTGGGGGTGTTGTTTCAGGATGTACGTAATCTAGACTAGCTGGTAATTCTCCGATTGATCCTATCAACAATGAACCAGTGAAGTCAGAGTACATATAAGACGTATTT